GCACCCCCTGATCCTCTTCACCCATCTCATCAATGAATGCAGGTGCACGGCCGATGAGCTTGGCGCTGAGGTCGATGAGCGTGGAGAAGTCCAGGTCCAGCGATCCGTTGCCTTTGCCATCCGACGCCACACGCAATGAATAGCCGCGAAGGAACTTCAGCTTTCGGGTGATGGTTACTTCGGCAACCAAATCACTGCCGAATTGAACCGGCTCCTTGAGCGGTACCACTTTTTCCTTTGCCATTTACTTGATCTCCTCGGCCGACATGCCTTCGAATCGAACAGGGACATTCCCCTCACCGGTGTTGCCAGTGCCCTCGGCCGCGTTCCATGCCTCGCGCAACACGATGACTTTGCTGTTCGCCAGTTCCAGGGTGATGGTGGAATCCTTGATGCCCATCAGCGCCTCAAGGCTCATCTCTTGCCGGTCGGTGACCTCACCTTCGATGAACGGGATCTGCGGGACTTCCTTGTAGCCGTGGACACGATCGGAGCCGACAACGCCTTCCTTCTTCGGCAAACCGAGGTTGTAGGTGAAGTCGCCCTTGGCGAAATACATATCGCCGTCGATCTTCAAGCTGATGATGCCGCCAACGCGTTTGCCAGCCATTTGATGGTTCTCCTAAAGCCCGCCTTACAGGCGGAACTGAATTTTGTTGGCGACGATGCGCAGTTGGTTAACCAGGTCCGGTGGCAGCAGCATGTCGAGCCGGTTGGGGTCACTTGCATTGCGCTCGGCGATGAGGTTGGCCTTGAAGTCGTCGATGTTCTCGACCAACCCCAGCTCCTCCCACTCGCGGAACTTGGCAATGGCTTCCGCCTTCATCACGTTCGGGGTGACGACCGCTTGGCCGATGCCGTAACGCGTACCGTTGTCGGCCAGCTTGTGACGCGGGTATTTGCGCAGGATGTAGTCGCGCCAGTCGTGGCGGATGAACATCAGGGTGAACAGCGTTTCGCTGTCCAGATAGCTGATGTCGGACGCCCCAGCGGTATTGGTTTTGTAGGTGGTGATCAGCCGCTCGACCAGCATGGTGCCGTCGTTGGCGACCTTGCTGGTGGCGATGCCGTCGAACAGCAGCAAGTTGCGCTCTTCGTTGGTGAAGCGATCGGCAGCCGCCGGCGGCAAACACCAGGCATATGCCAGATTCTGAATCGGGCGAGCCGGATCAATCGCCGCGTAGTAGGCTGCAATCGCCATCGTTTCAGCGGCTTTTTCGTAAGCCGGCATCGGCTCATCGTTGGCCATGATGATGCTGAGGTGCTGGCTATTGTGGCTGTCACCGATCGCGCCGAGCGCTCCTTGCGTGCCCCGAGCGGCTGCGAACGCGTGCGCTTCGATCTCGCGATTCCAGGCGAATCGACTGGACATCTCGGTTTTGATGCTCGCCAGGCTCGCGGCGTCGGAATATGGAACAGCCCAGGCGTGCAGCCATTCATCCCCAAGCGCGGCCAGTGCAGGCCCCAGAGCAGGGTTGCCAGCGCCATTGGTGAATGCAGTGACGGTGACACCCACGCCAGCGGGCAGTGTCTGCCCCGCGTAATAATTCACCCGGGCATCCAGGCTGTTGCCCGCCTCGCCTTTGTGGCGGCTGGTCAGCGTGACAGTACCCGTTACGGCGGCGGCGGTGACCGGCATATCAGCTGCGGCATTGATTGCGGCAGCAGCGGCAGCGCCGATGGCGGTTGGGGTATCAGCGCTGATAACACTCACCGAGACACGGCGGCCGGCGATCATCAGTTCGACAGTGCCGGAAGCTGTGGCAGGTCCTGTGAAGACAATGGTCCCGGTCGCGGCGGCGCCAGCGGCGTTGTCGATCAGTGGCATGACCAGCAGCTCGGTGTAGGTGTCGATGGCCATGGCCGCCCGCACCATGCCGGCGAGCATTGACCCTGCGCCGAACTGGGCATCAGCTTGCGCAGGGCTGGTGATGCGAATCAGGGTGTTGGCCGCGGCGAGGCCGGCAACCAGCTTCTGGCCAATCAGCAGCCGGCGATAGTTGACCGACTGCGGACCGCGAACGGCCTGACTATTATCGATCTCGCTGTAGACGCCAGGTTTGCGCAGCGATCCAGGCCCGGGAATGGTGTCGAATCCGATAGCCATTATTTCTCACCTTTGGGGATTGGGGCCTGGACTTCAGGCTGTTTAGTTTCAAACACGACATCACCAGCCGCTTCCTTGCGGATCCAGTAGCTGTCGACTTCCAGCGGCTTGCCCTCGGCGGGCAGTGCCTCGTAGGTGCCAGGGATCCGCACCAGGCGCCCCTCGACGGGTTTAACCAGCACTCGGGTGGTCATGGGTTCAGGTCCTCAATGATCGTTTTGGCACGATCCGCCGGATTGGGTTGCGCGTTGTCCAGGCTGTACTCGGTCGTGACCGTGTTCAGGTCGGGCAAGCTCTGGTTGAAAAGGTCATCGGGGTGGCGGTCGAAGTACTCGGCCTCGAAGATGAGCCGGCAGGCGCCGGTCAGTTGCTCCGACTGATCGAGCAACACCATGCGGGAACGCTGTAGTTGCAGATCGTTCGCCGTGCCGCCAAGGGTGTCATCCATGAGCAGCAGCCTTTCGGCCTGCCTGGCCAAGGTGTCCAACGTGTCGTCCAGCGAGTCGTTGCCCTCGGCGTGGATCTCCACCACCAATTCAACCCGGCGGCGGTACTCCCGGGGCGCCTGATTAAAGATCTCGCTGGACTCGTCCATCGTGTAGACGATGATTGCGGGCAGTTCGCTCTGCCATCCGTTGGAGATCAGCGGCCTGACGCGGCTGGCATAAACGCTGGCACCTGCGTTGGTGGCACCCAGCAGCACGGCAACAGCCTGCTTGCGGATCAGTTCGCGCGGGTGGGCCATGGCTATGCTTTCCGTAGGATGATCGTCACGCCGGCCACACCATCGGGCTGTACGTCACTGATCACATACAACTCGCCGCGGGCGCGGACGCGATCGCGGCTTGTCGGCTTGTTCGGCAGGTCGATTAGACGGACGCCGAGGATTGGGTTTTGGCTCGATACCGGCGCGCCTGTCTCGGGATCGACGGACACGTGAGCGGTATCGAACACGGCTTGGGCCAGAGGCACGCCAGGCGCAACGCCATCGGTCAGCCAGTACACGGCGCCATCAGGATCGATGGTTGCCGACGGCTCACTGAAGGTACGGATCGAAACGCCGAGCATGCGCTGGGCCATTGAGGCCCAGCCCATTTACACAGGCGCCGGAGCAGAAACGCCATTGAGTCGGCAGGCACCGGTCGCGCTCGGGTTGGCCGCCACTTCGGTGGCCACGCCCACCAGCACCAGGCCGGTAGCGGACACGTTGGTCAGCGCACGGGTGGTAGTGTTCATGAACAGCAGGTCACCAACTGCCCAAGCTTGAGCACTGGTTTTGGTCAGGCCGAACACGCCGCCGAGCTTAAGCACCACCGGTGCACCAGCCACTTCAGTAGTGGCCGCGACTCCGATAATCGAACCGACTTTGTAGAGCTCGCCCGAGAGGGTGCCGCCGGCTGGTGACGGAACGGTCAGGCAGTCGCCGTTCTGGATGAAAGTCTTCATGCAAGGTCCCCTTCAGAGACTGAAACTGGAAATCAAAAAGGGCGCCACGTGGCGCCCTTTGGGGTTCAGGTCGAACTGGCGAGTTACGCGCCAGGGTTCTTGTAGGCGCCGCGGTAATCGATCCAACCAGCACCGAATACCAGGCGGGCCTTGATTTCCATGCCGTCGACTTCGAAGCCTTCGCGGGTTTCGGTGAACACGCCCTGCTCGCCTTCGAGGTAGGCATATTCGAAGGTGTCGACCGCACCCGGAGCGGCATACAGGTACCACTGGTTACCGGTGATGCGAGCATCCACGATCACGGTCAGCGAGGCGTTGCGGACATCGTTGATATCGGCGTTCTTCGCTGGCACGTAATTGGAGCTGGTGAACTGGTACGCCTCGAGCTCTTTGTCAGGACCGACAACCAGGAACTCGGGGGCCAGGTTGAGGAACTCGCCCGCCTTGCTCTTCTGCTTGCGCATCGCAGCGCGAGCCGCAGCCAGGGTGGTGGTGTTGATAGCGCCGCCGCTCCCTGCGACGTTGCCGTGGGCCGCGTCGAAGAACGGGGTACCGTCGGTGAAGTTGGGGTTGCCGAGCAAGAGCGCCCAGACCACGTTGGATTCAGTCGCAGCAGCAGCGTTACCCAGCGCTGCCGGGATGCGAGTGAGCGCGCCCAGGTCATCGTTCACGATGGTTTCCCAGGTGATCGCGATGATCTTACCGAACTTGGCGACCTTGATCGGGGCGCCATCTTCGGACAGCGTGCCGTACTTGTACTCGCCGTGTTCCTTGACCTGCTCCAGCGCAGCAATGTCACCCAGCGCGGCGCGAGTCACGGCACGGAAGTCCGGCACAGTGGTCTGGCGACCCAGCGGGCGCCAGGTCTGCGGCGCGTTGGTGTACGCATCACGCAGGGTTCGATTGACGGTGCTGCCCAACAGCAACGGGAAATCGCTGGTGGAGTGCATGCCCGCAGCCCGAACGGCTTGACGATCACAGCCCAGGGCTGCACGGGCCAGTTCTTGCGGAGTCATGCCGCGTGCATTACCGCCGGCCATCTCGACGAACTCGCGAGCCATGTCCACCAGGCGCATGCCTCGGAACTCACGACCAGCTTCAACCAACTCAACTTTCGAGTCACAGCGGTGCAGCAGAGCATTCTGCATCGCAGAGCGTTTCGCGTTCAGGACGGTAACGTCCAGGCCGCCGGTCACGACAGTCGGTTGGCTATTGCGGGTATTCGGCTGGTCCTTGTTCTGCTTCTCGGCAACTTTGTCGATCAGCGCGATGCTGGCATCGGCGACGGAAACACCACGTTCAACCAGATCATCGACGAAGGCTTCGTCATCCAACTGCACCTTGCGAGCCATGGTGCGGATGTTCAGGCTGCGCTTGCGCTCAGCTTCAGCAGCTTCACGGCGAAGCGTTTCTTCGGCCGCGCGCTTCTCTTCTTCGGTCATTGCATCTTCCTCTTGGGTAGTAGGCACGGCGGCCGGTTCTACGGTCGGCTCACTTGCCGACCGAACTTCAAAAATGGTTTTGAATCGATCGCCGTTGTATTCGGCGGGTGTTTTGGCGCTGCGGACCTTGGCGCCGTCGTCGAAGCCGATCGGCACCAGCGAAATTTCCAGAGGCTCCCAGTCGACAGCTCGATAAGTAGGAAGCTTGTCGTCTTCCTCCTCGATCAGCTCGTACCGATGAACCGCGTATCCGACACTTACGTTTCGAAGGATCCCGTCGATCACGTCCTTGAAAACAATGTCCGCGTCTTCCCGCTTGCTGAAACGGACCAACGCATGACCCAGGCCGTCAGCGATCCACGCTCGCTCGACGACCGCTAGCACTGCACCAAGCTCGTATTGGTTGTGAACCCCAAGTAAAGGGGCGCCGTTGTTCAGCCGGTCCAGGCGCACCGCCCCGTCGCTTACTTCCAGCTCTTCCATGTAGCTGCCGACATCCCAAGACCACCGGCGACCTTTCGCGCCGGTAGTCCAGGTCAGTTCGACCGTGCGGTTTTCAATGTCGACCGATTCCGGCCTTACCGCGGCGCGCAGGTTGAACGCCGGTGTCTCATGCGTCTTTCTCGTCATCACCTGGTTCGGAGTTGGCATCGTCTGGTTTCTCTTCTGTGGATGGCGGCTGACTTGGTGAGCCGGCGGCCGCGACGCGGCGCGGGTCACAATCCAGCACCAACCCGTACTTGTCGATCATTTCGTTTGCTTTCTGGATTTGCTCGGCATGCCGTTTCGGGTCTGTTATGCCGAGCTCGCGCAAGGCGTCTGGCCAGGTGGTCAGACCGTTGCGCACGCGAGTGATGACGTTTTCTGTTTCTGCTTTTGGATCGACCATGTCGCGCCGTGGCGGCACCCAATAGGCCTTGACGTCGTCGGTCACCCCACCAGGCAGGAGTACCTGAGCTTCCATGAACCAGCGCCAGACCTGATCGCACAGCTGGGGAATCAACATCCGCCACTGCCACACGTCCACCCGGCGAGCGAAGTTCAACCACCCCATCCGCCCACTGGAAAAGTTGACACCCTTGAGATCGCCCGTGAGCAACTCGTACGGAACGCCCAGCCCGACTGCCATAGCGTGCAGTTGTTGCCAGGAATAGGTCGTGTAGCCGTTGAAAGTCGGCGGCGTGCCGAAGCTGACACTTTCACCAAACCCAAGCTCCTGAACGATTCCCGGTTCAACGCGATCAATAAGTGGCGGCTTTTTTCCGCCCGGCGCCCCTGTGGTTTCATCCTTGGTGACGAATGCCGCGAAGCAAGAGGCAATCTTCGCTTGCTCCATCACCGCATCTTCCATCTCGTCGAAGTTGCGCATGCGCTGGATGACCGGTGCCAACCAGCTATAACCGCGAGCTTGCCCCGGGCGCTTGCGTAGGAAGACGTGAATCACATCCTCTGCCGGGACTCGGCGCGACTGAAGAGAACCCCAGACGGCGTTCGCGCCGGGGTGCTCATCGAACAGCCAATACGCGACCCGACGGCCAAGTGCGTCGAACTCGACACCTTGAATGATCCGGTTGAGCCCGACGATGTCCGCCTTTGACTCGTCGAGAAAATCGGCCTCCAGCACTTGAAGCTGCACAGGAACGGGCAACCCGTCAGAACTGAAACGCCGGCGCCGGCGGACCAAGCACTCGCCACTTTCGGCAACTGCTTCCATGATCATGTGCTGCAGGCCGTAGAAATTATCCAAACCGTCGGCATCGCAATCGGTTGTTTCAGCCCAGGCCTTCCAGAGGTCCATCAGCCGCAAGCCATCACGATCGCGCTTCGCCAATGGCAGCGGAACGATGCCGGCACCGACAGCGTTGTCAGCGATCCCGGTGATGCCACGCTCACCGAACGGATTGTTGCGGCGTTGATCCCGCGCCCTGTTGCGAAGCTTGGCCAGTGCCGGAGCGTTCTCGACGTTGGCATCGGCACCCGTCGCGCGCCACCCATCATTCCGACGACCGCCTGCCGCACCTTCAAACCGGCGCTCGATCATCTTCAGCGCCATGTCAGTGCGTGCTTTCTTCAGCCGCATCTCTGAACGTTTGGCCGCGAACCCGGGAAACAGATCGTCAATCACCCCCATGTCAGTACCCCTTGGAGAATGAGCTGTAACGGCGACCGCCGTCGTTGCAGGCATTCAGCCCAAGCTCGGAAGCCATCAACTTTAGGATCCGCATCATCTCGTCGAGTGACCGGTAGGTGACGCTCTTGTCGGCATAGCGGACCGACAACGCCCCTTCGGCGATGGCCGCCTGCAGGGCGTTGTATTGCTCGATCGTGTAGGCCATCAGTT